TAAAGCACCTGCTCTAAACATAATACCAAATGTTCTTTCAATTAATGGATTTAAAAACTCACTTTGAAATCTTCCTAATGTTGGGCCAAGTAATCTTTGCATTAATTCATATCTTACTTGTACTTCTGTAGCTGTCATTTGTGGCCCATCTTGTAATTGTAATTGATCTGAATAATATGCTTGTCTAATTGCTGTTCTTAATTGGTTTTCTTTCATATCAGTTATTTGCCAATTAGAACCTATTTGTAGTGGTTTTATTGCACCATCATTTCTTACTACTGTAATACCAGCAGGTGTCATTCTAACTCTACCAATAACTCCATCATCTTGAACAAGTAATGGTGGATCAATCGCTTTTGCCCATGCTTTTAATCCTATTTCTACTGCTTTATTTAAAGTTTTAATATCTGGTAATGCATTATAACTTGGTGATCTTCCAAATATTTCGCCTGTTGCTTTAGACCATCTAGGTACTAAATATGGAAATTCATTATAACCACCTGTTCTAACTTTCATTTTATCTTCAACACAAACATGACAACTATGTACAGGTAATTTTGTTCCTGTTTCGCCTAATGCTCTTTCATAATCTTCTGTTGGTTCTACTGCGTGTATAAAATTAAATTGTTTATCTGGTTTTTCTTTAGATGCTTCTAAAATTTTTTCACCTATATTTTCTTCTCCAAATTCTTGTATTGCTTGTCTAGCAGTAAGTTTATATTTTCTATAAAGTGTATCTACTTTACCATTTATATTTTCTTGAATAAAATATTCTGCAATATGTAAACAATTAAAATGTATTCCTTCTTTATCAAAACCTTTATTACCTTCTTCTACAAATATTGCACCTGTGCCTATAGAAACTAAATCTAAATATAATTCATGTACTTCTGTGTTAAAATTAGATTCATTAAATGTTTCATACATTCTTTTTGCAGAATCTTCTAACCATAATTGTACTTCTCTATCTTCGTTTAATGTTGTATCTCTTAATTTTAAATGAAACCACGGCAATGATGCAGATGTTAATGTTCCTTGTAAACTAGCCGCTAATAAATTGTTTGCTGTTATAGCTGTACTATCATATAATACTTCGGTTCTTTTTGTACCTTTTGCTCTAACAAAGGTAACATCTGCTTTTCGTGGCATAACATAATCTAATATATCTTGCCAATGATCTTCCCAAGTTTGTCTTTCTGCTTCTAATTTAGAACATCTTTTTTTTATATATTCAAAAGTATTCATTAGTATTTACCTGCTAATACATATTTTTTCTTTTTAGGAAAACCTTTTTTCATATTGCTATAATTTTTAGCAGATACAGTAGAATTTTTTTTACTTCTACTTGTTCCTGCTTTTTTTCGTTTATTTATATTTTCGTATAAACTCATTACACTTTTTTTCCACCTAACAAAGATGATGATGTAGTAGCTTCATCTTCAACACCTTTACCAGATGTAAGAATTGTACCATACATACCTTTTTTCTTTGTTCCAATCATTGCTGTTTTTTCTTTGGCTAATTTTGCTTCTGCTTTATCTGCCGCTTCTGTAACAGAATTATCTATTGGTGGTGGCATTTGTGGTTGTGATTTTCCGCCCATATTATTTTAATCCTTTTTTATCCATTTACATTCTTCTTTTAACATACCATATAAGGCCGCATCAACAAATTTTCCGTCTATTTGCATGACCTTTCTTACTATACCTTCTTTTGTCCATCCTGTTCCCGACAAAATTCGTTCATTGCGTTCATAACCATTTCTACATACTGCGGTCATTCTTCCACATTTAATTTGTCTAAAACCATAGTCAAAGACATATCTTATATGTTTTCTGCTAAATAATCTAGGAGTTTCTAATGCTAGGTGGACATAGATGTTATGGCCGTCAAAATCTGTAAAAAGAAAACCACCTAATATTTTATTGTCTTCAACAAATCCAATGTAAGAAAATTTATCTCCTATATCAGCAGATATGTAGCATTTTTTTTTAAGATACTCTCCAATTGGCTTTCGCCAACTGTCGTCAGTAACTGTTTGAATCATTTAGACTGTCGTTTTTTTCTTTTTAACATTTCCGCCAAGTACAGTTTTAGAAACATTTGCTTCTTCTTCTACACCAGATGAACCTGTCATAATAGTAGAACCGCCATACCCACTAGCCGCCAAAGTAGATTGTTTTGATACTGCTGGTGCTTCTGCTTGTGTTTGAGGTGCAGTAGCCGCAACAGGTGCTTGTTGTTGCACCACTACTTGCGGTGGTTTTCTAAATATTCTTGTGATTGCTCTTACAAATCCGCCCATATGTCCTTTCCTTAATTAAATACATTAAATTCAGAATCAGTTTGTATTTGTAAAGGTTGATAATTTTTAACTCTTGCTTTTCTTAATGACATAACACAATATCTCATTGCAGATATTACATCATCATGTGCAGGAACTATTTTACCATCTTTTCTATGATACATCCTTAATTCTTCTAGTAGTTTACCTTGATTTTTAAAGATTTTCAATCTTTTAGTTTGCATTCTAGTTAATATTTCCATAATTCCAGCTTCTACAGAATTTCCACCTGTACCTTCTTTCATTCCATTAGCTGGTGGATTACTAAAATGTTCACGCAACATATTTACATTTTCTCGTTTATATTGATCTGTTAAATTTTTTCCCGATCCTTTATCTGCTTGTCTTCCATCCATTGGCCATACTACAGGAATCCATTTACCTTTTGCATTAATTGCAGATGCATGAACAGGTACAGTTTCTTGACGCATAGCATAACAATCATAAACATATACTGTATCAGTATCTCTATCCCATGCTATCCACACAACAGCAGTAGGGTGATCCCAACCAAAATCTATTCCACACAATCTAGGCCAATGTTGAGGTATATCTATTGGATCACACAATATATCTTCTTCTGCAATAGGAAATACTAAACCAGAACCTAATTGTGGTATTCCTCTTTCTCTCATTTTTCTTTCATGTGGTGGTAATGCAGATAATATTTGTTCTCTTATTGCTTTAGTCATATGTGGTGCATCATCCCAAGTAGCTTGTATTAATGCTTGGCCATCTTTTAAATTATTAACAAATTGTGCAACAGTTTCTGTCATTCCTTGTTCTGGTGTAAATGTCATAAATACAATTCCACCTTTGTCAGCTGTTCTTGTTAATGCTTGTGAATAAATACCTTGTGGTGGTTCTTCGTCTAACCAAATAACATCTAACGATTCACCCATCCATTTTTCTTTACCCATTTCATATGCTTTAAATCCAATTCGTGAATATCCACCAGATTTATGTTTTACTACTAATGAGTTTAATGCATTTGGTACACCAGCTTTTCTAACTGTGTTTCCTATATCATTTAATGGAATTGATCCTGTACCATGTGCAGATGGATCGTCTGGTTGGCCGACAAGTTCTTTTTGGCAAACATCCCTAGTTGTTTCATTTGAAACTCCCCCTACCCAAGCACGAATAGGTTTATTAAATCGTTTACCATCCCACCATGTAGGGTATTTCCCTGTCGCATGATATGCAATTTCCATTGCCCCGCTAAAAGACTTGCCGACCCTATTTCCTGCCATAAGCAATCTTTGTTGTGCTTTGGCATTGTGAAATTTTTTTTGGTAATCGTATGGCTTGTAAGCAGATAATCTATTTGTTGCTTCTCGCCTTTCCAATTCTTTTGCTATGGCTACAGCTTTTTCCAAATTGTCTTCCATATTACTGTGATAATGGATTGCTTGAATTTACTTTTATTTCTTCAATTATATTTTTTAATAATTTAATTTCTGTTTCGTTTACTTTAATTGCAGTATGCGAATGTTCGTTTTTATGTGTATGTGATGTATCAGCATTTTCTAATTTACTAACTTTTTCTTCTAATACTTTTATTGTAGATACAAAACTCATATCAATACCTTTAGATGCACCTTCTAATGCTTCTATTTTTGTAGTTAGTTCTCCATATTTAGTAAATCCTGCACCTATACTTCCTATAAGTCCAATTATAACAACTATGTTTGTTAAATTTTTTTTTATACTATCCATTTTTTAATGCCTTTAATTCTAATAATAGTTTTTGTTTTTCCCAATTTAATATACCAATTTTCCTTGCCTTAATACCCATAATATCGTTATCAGTATAATTTGCAAGACTTACATTAGTGTATATTTTTCTAGCATCTTGTATATTTAATTGATCTAAATATATATCTTTGCTTTTGTAAAAAGGTACATTATATGCCGCTAAAGATACTTGTTCTTCTGTCATAATATCTATTTTAATTAAATTTTTAAGTTTTAAATTTTTATCTATATCTTTTACTTTGGCATCTATTTTAGCCATAATTTTATCTATTTTAGGTTTTGCAGTTTTTTTCTTTTGTGTTTTTACAGCTACTTTTTTTTTAACTATTTGTGTTTTTTCTTCCGTAACTTCTTCATTAGGTTTTTCTTCTTCTATTGTTTCTTCGTTTTCAACAATCATAGGTAATTCTTCTTCAAATATTTCTTCAATAATTTCTGTAGCTTCTTCTGCCATTTCCATTTCTTCTATAACTTCTGGTGCTTGGGCAATTTCTATTTCTTCTTCCATAGCAGGTTCTGGTAATGATTCTTGTATTTCTTCTATTATTTCTATAACCATTTCTTGACTTACTAATTCTATTTCTTCCATTATTTCTGGTTCTTCCATAATAAATTCTTCTGCAAATTCTTCGTATATAATATTAGTAATTATTTCTTGTAATTCTTCTGAAATTTCAATTAATTCATTTGTAATTTCTTCTGCTAAAACAGTATCGTCATATGTCATTGTTACTGCAATGTTATCTAAATTTGGCCCACCTAAATTTGCTGGTGCATTACCATCTGATCCACCTACACCTAAATTACCTATGTTAGAACCAACACCATTATAAATTAATGTGTCTGTAAAATTAGCACCATTAATTCCTGTAATATCTGTTCTTGTATTTGTAGTAGTAGCAAGAACATTACCATTAGTATCTTTTATTGTTAATGTAATTTGAAATGTATCTGCGTTTCCTGTACCGCCCCAACATCCTGCAACACCACACTCACCATTTTGTACTTCAACTGTACTGTTTAATGTTATGCCATTGTTTAACATATTTTGTGTTATTGTATTTGTAGATAAATTAAAATCTTGTGTTATAGAACCATTATCGCCAAACTCTAAATCGTAATTAGATGATACACCATTTAATTCACAACAATCATTTAATACTTGTACATCACCAGATGTAGTCCATCCGTTTGCATTACCTGTTTCAAAATTTCCGTTTGTAATTAAATTATTTGTTGTTTTTGTATCGGCTAATCCTACAGAACTAGCAAACCAATTTAACATTAGCCAAAATAATACACCCCATATAATAAACCAATACCACCTCATTTTTCCATTAGCCTATCCATATGTGCATAAATTCTTCCTATAACTTTATCCATACCTAATATTTCTTGTTGTAGCATAGCTATTGTTGTTTGTAATTCAACTAATGTAATTAACACCCATGTAGATAATCCTAATAATATTGTTCCTAATAATCCTAGTATATATGTATTAGATTGTTTTTTCATTTATGAGGTTTTAATGGCTCAATAATTATTTTGTTTTTATTTTCTTCTTTAGCTAATTTTTCGTCAATCTTTTCTCTTTTTTTCATTCGTTTTACATATGTTTCATAATCTGGTCTTTCATGGTCATATTTACCCCACAATGACAACGCATCTTTGCCAATTTTGCCATCTATTGGACATGGTGTACCTGCTTGTATCATAGATTCAAATACTCTTTCATCTTGACATAAAATTGCAACTGCCGCAACTTTCATACCAAAATCATTTAATATTCTAGCAAGTTTTAATCTTTCACAATTTTTATCTACAAAATGTTTACCACCCGATAATCCTATACCAAATGTTTGTACACCTAAAGAAGCACCTACACTACATACATCTTGTGTCATACTATTAAACGAAGGTGCTGATGCACTTGGCGGTGCAGATTTTATATTAGAATTAGATGTGCTATTTGTTGTAGTATTAGAAGAACTACCAGATTGATATGTAGTAGAACTTTCATACCCACCTTCAATACTTGTGTTTGATCCGCTAACATTAGTTTGGTTTCCAGCAGAATGTGCAGGTTTTACACAAAATGCCAAGAACAACATACCTATAATTAGCCAACCCGTAAAATAATAATTCATCCTACAATACTCCATTATCTACCTTGCCCTACATATTTC